GGAAGAGTTGGTGCAGCTTGGAGGCGGATTGAACAGACAATCATGTTCACCGCATATCCCTATAAATATCACCAAGAGATCATGGCGTCTCATAAGCGCATGATGGGCCGAACGGTCTATCTTGACGATCTTGTCTATTATGATCTTGGCTACAGCCGTGGCTCCGGCGAACGTGGTACATCACTGTTCAACACTTTGTTCAATGTGTTCATCAACTTTGTAGCAGCGATGGACTGTGGCGCCGGGCCCGAAATGCTGGGCATTTATGGTGGGGATGATGGGCTTTCGCCCATTCCAGCTAGTCACCTTGAACGCGTTTCAAAACGCTTCGGACAAGTACTTAAGTGCGAGGTCATACCAAGAAACGAGAAAGGGGTAAGTTTCCTCTCTCGAATGTACACAGAATTGGTATGGGAAGGGGAACCAGCGTCCATAGCTGATGTGCCTAAAGCTCTTTCCCGTCTCCATTTGACTCATGCACCGGTTCACGTCGATCCTGTTCTGATTTTTTATCGACGTATGCAGGGATGGTTTCAACATGACACCCTGACTCCCTTTATGGGGGAACTGGCTGAGGTTGTGTGCACTAAGATTGAAGCGCTCGGATGCTTTGACAAGGGCAAGGATGAGTTTGGATTGCGTGGGTATTGGTCCCGTGATCTGGACGTGTCAAAATCCTGGCCCAATTGTGCCTATGATTTCTATCATGTGCCAACTGACATCATGTCGGTTTTGACGAGGTTTGAGTTGGCCCAGAGTCTTGATGACATCCGGGCTTTGCTTCAGGATTTGCCTTGCTTTGAGCGCCCCGTTAAAAGACCGGACGCAGCCGCTCGGAAGGGAAAGGAGACCACTGCCTCTCCTGTTGATTTTGCAAAGGATCCCTACAAATTTTGTTCGGATTTTGTCAATGATATTATTGACACAGTTGAGAAAAACATCTCAGCGGACCCCGGGAAGAAAACCCGGACTGAGGAAACTGAGCATTCTGATCCACGCCCTGATAAATCAGGTGATCAGTCCGCCCAGTCCCAACCACATGGGAGTCATGGTACGAGACGGAAGGATTTTGATGTACCTGTGTGGTTTTGGCGAATGGATGCTGATGGAGCATGGGAACGTATAGGACAAATGATCAAACGGAGTGCTCTCAAAGGTGTTCACAAGCCGGCCGTGGCGTCGGCCGTGTCGAATCGCAAAACAAACAAGAATAAAAACAAACCCTCAAAAATTGATTCTAAAACGAATGTCCGGCAAAAACAACAAAAGTGGCAAAAACAACGCAAGAACGAAGAACCAAAAAGGAAAGGGAAAGAAGAAAGGAAGGCAGGTGCCGGCTCCGACCGGCCCTCGCCAAATGGTGGCCCCACGCCCGCGGCGACAACCGCAGGCGATGTCTCAGGCAGTCATTAGACTTCTTGATCCTTGGGGCGGGAAAGGTGCGAAATGGCCTGACATCAATGCTGCTCCCTCTAGCACGCTTCAGATTTTTTCTCGGAAAATTGTCACGCCTAATGCCTCTGGGTATGCTGCTTTCAGGTTTGTTCCTGGGTCGATCGCAGCTCAGCTTCTGGTTAGTCCGACCTTGGACGCGACTGGCGCAGTCACCAATTGGCAGACGGGTACAGCAATTGCTGGGTACACCAACGTCAACACCAACTACGCATCCTACCGCGTTGTCTCCGCAGGCCTCCAATTCACATACATTGGCAACAACTTCAACAACTCCGGCCTTGTTTACGCGCTGGAGTCGGCTAGTGAGTCGCCGCTTGGTGCGGCGACTGTCCCGAACTCAAAAGACGATCTTGTCATGATTCGCCATGAACAACGGTACGACAAAGGATTTCGTTGGGTAGCTCGACGGCTCTCGATCGAGGCAGAACATTACAATCCGCCCAACTTTACTCCTACCGATGAATGGACGATGCTCACTGTATTTCTTTCGGGATGTGATACTTCCGCTGTTCAAAGTGCCGAAATTCAGACAGTTGTTAATTTGGAACTCATTCCTATGTCCAATACAATCACCTCGCAGACCACCACTCCCGCCGCCAATGACAATGGCCTCCTACGCTCTGCTGTGCATAATGCGTCTGCAAAGATGCCCACGTTTTTTCGTTAGCGGGTGGGGATGATGAAGACACCAGTTCCTTGGTGTCTGATGTCTCCACCCCGTTCCGACCGTGGCAGCAAGTTTTTGGAGGTTCATCGTTCGGCCCTTCTGGCCGGATCAATTCTTTCACGTCAGTGCTGTCTAGTGTGTTTTCTAGTCTAACCGTTCCGCCTTCTGGCGGTTTACCACCCTCAAAACCCAATGATTTCTATTTCGCTAGAGTATCTTTTTACCGTGGTCACTATACTGACCAGCGACCTTTGCATGGGGGCCTTGTGTATTATACAAATATGTTTACCATCACGTATGCTGATGGGAGGAGTGTGGATTACTTTGTTCAACAGGATGGCACCATCCGTGATGGGCAGGGTAAGCCGCCTCCTTTCAAAATAAAAATTCCCCCACCCAGCTCGCAGAAGTTCCCTCCTGGATACTCTCAAAGTATGTACATTGATAAGCAACCAGGTGACTATACTGGTCCTCCAGTTAAAGTTCATCCTCTACCAACCAACTCAGAAATCAATAAGGCTATTTCAGCCCAAAAACAAAACAAAAACGGGAAAAATCAAAACACAAATAAATTTGATCATTTCGACAAATCACAAACCACCATGAAAACTTCCTCTCCTTCCAACCCCAACCAGGATTTTCGCCTGGCCCCGGCTCTTTCGAGGCGATAAAACCCAGTCCCTTGTACAAGTTGCTACCTGTGCATGGGAATTACGGTGGACCATCTTGGTCCGCCGGTCGCTTCGGCGGTGATCCATTTGATGTGAATTCCGCCCCACCGCTAGACGATTTTGATGTGGCGTATATGCGTCACGACCAAGGCTATGCCCTATCGTCCGATCCGCGTCATGTTTATGAAACGGACTTTCGTCTCATTGACGAGCTTGGACAGCTCATTGATCCAGCTCACATTGTGTCCAATCCTCGAGGCGTTTTCTTTGCCCACATAGCGGCTGGGTATTTCAGAGCGTATCATGCACTCTTCTCTGAGTTCGGGGCTGACGAGGATTTATCCGCTCTTCAACCCAACTTTCAGCCAACCGACGCTTCTACTCGTCGCCGGTAGTTTGCTCAGATCTTTGCCAGTTTTCTTCTTCCGTCCATTTTACTGTGTATCGAGAAGTCTCAAGCTGCTCTTATCAAGCAGTGCTCATGGGTCTTTCTGGC